GACGCAGCCGCCATAACCGAAGCCGATATTATGGCAGGAAAATATGATTTTGCCGAAATTGAAATTTTTATGGTGAATGTCACTGATTTAAGCCAAGGCATAATCACTCATCGCCGTGGCTGGCTGGGCGAAGTTACTCTCAAAAACGGGCAGTTTATTGCTGAAGTGCGTGGGTTGGCTCAAAAACTCAGCCAAAACATTGTGGAATTATACATCCCCACTTGTCGAGCAATCTTTGGTGATGGTAGATGTAAAGCAAATCCTGCCAGCTACACGGTGGGCGGTGCAGTGAATATAATCACCAGCAGGCAGGTATTTATCAGTAATTCTATGACGCAAGGAGCTGGCTATTTTTCTGGCGGGGAAATCCAGTTTTTAACAGGTGCAAATGCTGGCAGGCGAATGGAAATCAAGGAATTTGCCAACAAACAATTTACGCTAGTTTTACCAATGCCTAACAACATTGCCATCGGCGACAGTTTCAACGCCATAGCAGGCTGCGATAAAACCATCGGCACTTGTGCAGGAAAATTTGCCAATGCTGTAAATTTTCGTGGCGAACCCTATGTGCCTGGTATGGACAAAATGCTGGCAACAGCCGCAACTAGCAATGACCTATAGTGAATACGAAGGTTAAAGAGTTATTCGCAACTAATAACTCTATCTACCGATTGTGCAAAATTATCTATGTTTACCTTTATTTTTGTATTCCACTCATTGGATACATTACCACCACGGCTTTCATAAGTTACTGTATCGCCATCAATATCTATTACACGGCGATGCTGATTATTGCTGGTAGCATAGCATTGCCCTTTTATTACTTCTTGTGCTGTCAATGGCATAATAACTTTCCTTAATACTTATAGAACGATTAAATAATATGTCTTCGCAGAATAAACAAAAAAAAATTACAAATCAAGCTCGTACTTGGCTCGGCACTCCCTTTCACCATCAAGCACGGCTAAAGGGCGTGGGCTGTGATTGCCTAGGGTTGGTGGTTGGCGTGGTGGATGAGTTGGGGCTTAAGGATAAAAACGGAAAATTGCTCGCTGCTTATGATGAGATTGCTTATTCCAAAGAGCCAGACGGGGCATATCTCACGCAAAAACTCACCGATTTATTGGAAGAAGTGCAAGAGCCGCAAGCTGGCGATTTGGCGTTATTTTCCGTGCGTGATAATCCGCAGCATTTGGCAATTATCACTGATTATGAGGGAACTTTGGGAATGATACACGCTTATGCCCCCGCTCGGCGGGTGGTGGAGCATCGCTTGGATGATGATTGGAATTCTCGGTTGGTAAAGGTATTCAGATGGCAGCAATAGTTTTAGCAGCTGCGGCTAGTTCCGCTGCATCATCGTTGGGAGCTGGCACTTTTTTTGCAGCGGTCGCTGGTGGTGCGGGCGGGTTCTTAGGTGGGTTTATTGACCGAGCTATTTTTGGTGGTGGTAAAGCCAAAATCAACCAAGAAGGCTCTCGGCTCACTGATTTGATGGTGCAAGCCTCCACTTACGGCAAAGCCATACCTGTAGTTTATGGAAATGCTCGCATTGCGGGCAATGTGATTTGGTCGCAGCCGATACAGGAGCATGTTACCACCAGCACCCAGTCATCGGGTGGTGGCAAAGGCGGTGGCGGGGGTGGCGTGGAAACTACCACCACCAGCTACACTTACACTGCCTCGCTCGCCATCGCCATTTGCGAAGGGGCGATTAGCGAGTTGGTGCGAGTGTGGGCGGATGCAAAACAATTGGATTTAACCGCTGGCAGTTATACGCTTTATTTGGGTGATGAAACCCAACTGCCTGATAGTTTTATCTCCACCTTTTACCCAGCGGGGCAAACGCCTGCCTATCGTGGGATGGCGTATGTGGTGATTAAGGATTTCCCCCTTGCAGATTTTGGCAACCGCATACCCAACTTCACCTTTGAAGTTCGTCGCACTATGAAAAAGCCGAATGACCTTGAAGACAAAATCAAGGAAATCACCATCATACCAGGCGCAGGCGAATTTGTTTATGACACTGTGGTGCAAGAAAAAACCAGTGGGCAGCAGGATGCTGGCGGTAATTTTGTGCAAGGTGGCAAGGTTAGCAAAATCAACCTCAATAATCTCAGCAATAAAGCTGATATGCTGGTGGCGTTGGATAACCTCAAAGCAACTCTTCCCAATGTTGAGTGGGTTTCGGTGGTGGTCAATTGGTTTGCTGATAGCTTAAGTCCTGCGACTCTTACCATAAAACCCGCTGCGGAATTTAACGGGCAAGGTGCGAGGGTTGCCCCCGATGATTGGGCAGTTGCAGGCTATACCCGCACCACTGCTCACCAGATTTTGCTATTTGGTGATGGCACTCCAACCTACGGCGGAACTCCCACCGACAAAAGCATTCTCCGACTTTGCCAAGAACTCAAAAACCGTGGCTATAAAGTGCTGCTATATCCAATGGTGCAAGTGGATACCATCACTCCACAGTCAAAACCTTGGCGGGGGCGGATTACACCAACCAGTTCTGCTGATGTTACGGCGTTTTTTAGCCAGTATAACGCCTTCATCAATTATTACGCTGCTATGCAGATTGGCGGAGTGTATCTCAAAAATCATCTTGATGGGTTTATGATTGGCTCGGAATTGGTGGGGCTGACTACTTATGCTAGCAGCACGGGGGTGTTTCCTGCGGTTACCCAGCTAAAAAGCCTTGCTTCTAGCGTAAAATCGGCAGTGGGTGCTGGCGTTAAAGTAATATATGGTGGGGATTGGAGCGAATATCACTCAACTGGTGGCTGGTATAATCTTGATCCGTTATGGGCGGATAGCAACATTGATGTGGTAGCGATTGATTGCTATTTTCCACTAACGCCTGATTTGCCGCAAGCCCAAATTGATTATCAAAAAATCTATGATGGTTGGAGCAAGGACGAAGGCTGGGATTATTACTGGGATGCTGGTCGCACCATCAAAACATTTTATAGCGGTGCGACTTACGCTTGGAAGAATGTAAAAAGCTGGTGGAATTCCACCCATACCAACCCCAACGCCACTAGCACTGCATGGACTGCCAAAATGAAACCGCTGTGGTTTTCGGAGCTTGGTTTTCCCTCAGTTGATGGTTGCTCTAACCAACCCAATGTTTTTATTGACCCTGATTCGGTAGAAAGTTTTTATCCGAGGGGCAGCCGTGGGCGGGTGGATTTTCTCGCTCAACGCACGGCACTGGAAGCATCAATTGATTACCTCAATGCCCAAAACGCCATAGAAGCCAATTTTGTGCCTCGTAAATTCGTGTGGACTTGGGACGCTCGCCCCTTTCCGTTTTTCCCTGACCTTAGCTCGGTTTGGGCGGATGGCAGCAATTGGAAAACTGGGCATTGGGTGCAAGGCAAGCTGGGCTTATCTAGCCTTGGGCAGATTGTGGCGGATTTGCTCAAGAAAGTTGGCTATGACAGCACCATGTATGACACTTCTCGTCTTACTGATATTGTATCAGGTTTTGTCATCACCAACCGCCAGAGCGTTCGTTCCTGCCTTGAGCAGCTGGCAACTGCATATTTCTTTGACTGCGTGGAATCCGATGGCTTGCTAAAATTTATCAAGCGTGGGAAAGTTTCCAGCACCACCATAGATTTTAGCGAATTGGTGGTGCAGGATAGCAGCAGCGATGCACTCACCATCACCCGCACGCAGGAGTTGGAGCTGCCGAGGCAGGTGGATGTAATCTATCTCAATCGTATCGCTGATTATCAAGCAGGCACGCAGTCATCACAACGGCAAACAGTTAAAGCCGTGGATTATGCCACAGTAAATTTGCCAATCGTGCTTTCCGATCAAGAAGCAAAGGTGGTGGCAGATGTCACGCTTTATAATGCTTGGGTTGGGCGAGTAAATTACCAGTTCACCGTGCCACCAAAATATGCCTTGCTTGAACCAACCGATGTAATCACCGTCAGCAAGGATGGTGCAGCTTATCTCATGCGGGTGAATTCCACCAAGCTGGTGCGAAATGGTGTGCAGGAAATATCAGCTGTGGCAGAAGATATTTCTTCCTACGATTTTTACAATCCAGCTGGCACTGGCACACCTAATTTACAAGTGCCAAACAGCGTTTCTGCCACTCGGTTAGAACTATTGGATTTGCCCGCCTTTCCGACCGATGCCGCCACCGACGCATATTTGCGTTATGGCGTAGTGGGGCTTGGCGATGGCTGGGCTGGTTCTGCGGTTTATCGCTCGGACGATGGCGGGGCAAATTTTGCTCTCATGCAAACGCTTACCGCTCAAGCCACCATTGGTGCTGTGCTAAATATCATTCCTGCTGGCACAATTTACGGTTGGGATAAAAGCACGACAATCGATGTTTTGCTTACCTTCGGGCAGTTGCAAAGCGTCACTGATATAGCCGTGCTAAATGGTACAAATGTTTGTGTGATTGGTGAAGAAATTATCCAATTTCAAACCGCAACCTTGCTAGACACCAACAAATACCGCCTTTCTAACCTGTTGCGTGGGCGTTTGGGGACGGATTGGGCGGTGGCTAGTCATGCAGCGGGCGAAAGGTTTGTGCTGCTCACCAACGCAGTGGCACGGGAGCTGATGGCTTCCTCGGGCTGGGGAATTGGTAAAAAATTTAAGCCCGTGACTATTGGTTCAACTCTTGGTGCAACGACTGCTCAAGATTTTACCTACTCCGCCAAATCGCTAAAGCCTTATGCACCTGTGCATATTGTCGGTAGTCGCAACACTGCTGGCGACCTAACCATCAATTGGAAACGCCGCACCCGCATTGGTGGTGATTGGCGGGATGGAGTGGATGTACCACTTTCTGAGGAAAGCGAACGCTACGAGGTAGAAATTATGCAGGGTGCAACACTCAAACGCACGATTACTGGCTTAACTTCATCCACCACAATTTACACCGCTGCCCAGCAAGTGACAGATTTTGGCTCGGCACAAAGCAGCGTTTCGGTGCGAGTGTATCAGCTTTCTGCTGCGGTGGGGCGTGGATACGCAGGCATCGCCAGCATCTAAATTTTAGCAATTTATTCAGGAGAAAAAACAATGCCGAACGCTACGGGACGATTACTGCTGCCTTATATTCTTGGGTCTCAGTCGCAAAAAGAAGTAACTCATAATGATGCTCTCAATATCCTTGATGTGCTGATTCAGGCGGTGGCGCAGGATGTGGGCTTGAATACGCCACCAGCCAGCCCCACCGCTGGGCAGTGCTGGGTGGTGGGAACTTCACCGACGGGGGCTTGGGTTGGGAAGAACAACCAGATTGCTCAATATGATGGCGTTGGATGGTTTTTTGTTGCTCCCTTCAAACGGCTGCGACTTTGGAATGAAACTAGCGACGAATATGTGATTTATGATGGCACAAACTGGGTTTCGGAAGGTTTGCTACTCAAAGAAACTGGCGAATATCTACGGATTGAACACAAAACCGAGGATGTAACAGTCAGCAGCGGAGCGTTCAAAGACACCACCATTCAAATTCCTGACCGCTCAATAGTGCTAGCCGTCAATGTGCGAGTAATAACTGCCATCACAGGTGCAACTTCTTTTGGTATTGGCGTGGTTGGCGACACCACCCGCTACGGCAACTTAATCGGGGTTGCGGTGGATTCCACCAATATCGGCATCACCAGCCCGCTGGCTTATTATGCCAACACCGCCATTCGCCTCACTGCCAACGGTGGAAATTTCACGGGCGGAATTGTCCGCACAACTATGCAGTATCTCAAACCACACGGACCATGGAGCTGGTAATATGACCCAACAAATCATTATTGATAAATACTCGTTTAATCCTTTGACTAAGGAAATCACATTTCTGGATAATGCAGATGTAAAAATTGAGGGTTTGCAGCTAATCACCAACCTAAAAAGGGGGGCGATTATCTACCAGTTTAATGAGCAAACCAAAGGCGGGGTGCTAATTGGCAATGTTCTTACCCTAAACTACGACACTAGCACCATGCAAAGCAGCGATGTTTTGCAAATCATCTATAGCCCGCCAACTGGTGGATATTTTAATCGCATGTTGGCATTGCTTGACCAGATTTGGCGGGCAACCGCTCGCCCTGAATGGCTCGTGCCGCTTTCCACAGGCAAAGCTTTGCGCATGGTTATTGATAATAATTCAAGCCTAAACACAGTGGCAACAATTAACAATTTGGTTGCTTTGAACAACATAGATAGCCGTGAGCTGGTTTGGGCGCAGCTTCGGCAAGGTTACACTCACGGAATTCGCAACCGCATAAATTAGGAGGAAATTATGACAACCGATTTTTCAAAACTAAAAGCAAAACTTGATCTGCCTTTGTGGGAGCCGCTGGATTTAATCTACACAGCTGCCAATGCTGCGGTCACGGGGGTGGCTGGAAGCTGCATTGCTTCCGATCTGCGAGCTAGCCAATATAACAATCCCAATTTGTGGTTTTTGCAGGCTTCTACAATTTTGATGCAATATAACTCGGCGTTTAACGAGTGGTTGCAACTTGCATCTCCTGCACTGGCGGGAACATTTGGTGCGGGGGCGGCGATTGTATTTGCTCCATCGCATGGCCCAAAAGGAACGCTTGCCGCAGGTGCAACCGCTAGCAAAATTACTCTGACCACGGCTTTGCCTGCCACAGTTTCTGCTAATCAGCTGGTTGGGCAACGAATTCGTATTATTGACAATGCCGCTGTTGCATCGGGCAAAATTTCCGAAAGAAACATTATCAGCAACACGGCAGGTACAACACCAACCATCACTGTGGATAGTGCTTTTGGCTTCACGCCACTGACTGGCTCGGCTTATGAGTTTTTAACAGGCAGGGTTTATATGCTTTCGGCGGGTACGCTCGCAGCTGGAGTGTGGAAGGCCTTTGACCTTTGCACCACCTCATATTTAGCCTCACTCGCCACTACCAATTTGCCAGCCACCATCGCCACTGATTCCAGTATTTTATCAATGGATGAACTGCATACGCCGCTAATTGGTGCAGGTGGGGCAAATGTTGCTGGCGAAGTTGGCGGATATTTTGGCACTCTCACCGCCACTGCCAGCAGCGCAACCAGCATTACAGGGCAAGCAACTGGTGGCGATGCTGGCATTCTAGCCAACGAATACCGCAACTTTCAAATCCGCATTGTGGAGGATACCGCAAACCCCACCGCCGTGGGGCAACGCCGTCGCATCACTTCGCACACAGTGGGAGCTTCGCCAGTTTATACTGTAGCAGCGTGGACAGTACCCCCAAGTGCAACCGCAAAATTTGTCATAGAAAACAACAACGATATTATTCTTTGGAGCAGTGCAAGCACGGCAACTTATCGTTATGACTGGCTGGCTAATGCGTGGGACACCACCACCTACGCTGCCCGCCCAGCCGCCATTGGTGCAGGTTGCGTGAGTTTTCATCCGTTTAGTGGCAAGCAAGATGCTGATAAAAATTTCCGCTATTCCAACATTTATAGTTTCCGTGGTGGCTCGGTGGGTACGCTGGATATGCTGGATATTGCAGGCGGTGCAACGGGTTTATGGGCAGGAGCAGTTGCTTACGATAATGCTGGGCTTTCAACTTTCGGAGCGTCTGCTGGCGTGGAATATGACCCCGTGAGCAATCGGGCAATTATAGCAGGCACACAGCTGCTAAATTTTCAATGCTCTATGTATGTTTTTGATGTCGCCAGCCATTCACTAAAACCCTTCAAACGCATACCACAAATTGCCAGCACCGTCACCGCTGGCAACCGAGTGGGAATGAATGTTTATGTGGATGGAACGGATAAAAAATCCTTTGCCTACATGATACCTTCCAGCGTCGGGCAAGCCTATAGAAGCCTGCTGTTTGTGTAATCTAAAGCTCAATAAAACTTTAACCAACCGCCATAAACTGGCGGTTTTTTTATGCCTAAACACAAGGAGAACAAAAAATGCCCCCACAAGAAGAAGCTGATTTGCGTTCGCAACTCGCAGTTATGAACACACAAATTGAAGGGCTTACCAAAACCGTGGATGCCCTCACCGAAGAAGTAAAAACCCTAACCGCCCTTGCCAATCAAGGCAGAGGAAGCCTTCGCACGCTGCTAATTATCGGCGGAATATGGACAGGCGTGGTCGCTTTCTTAAGTTTCGCCGCTGGTCACCTAACTTGGAAATAACGAAAGGAATAAAAAAATGATTACATTACTTGGTTCTTTGCTGGGCTTCATCTCCGCAGCATTTCCTGATCTGATAAAACTGTTTCGTGATGCACAGGACAGAAAACACGAAATCACCATCATGCAAATGCAAATGGAGCAGCAAAAACAAGGAGCATCACAGCGGCTGGAGGAAATTCAAGTAAATGCCGACATCGCCGAAAGCTCCGCCCTCTACAAAACCTATACCACTGGCATTACTTGGGTGGACGCACTAAACGGCACAGTTCGTCCCGTGATTGCCTATAGTTTTTTCATTCTTTATGCGACCGTCAAAGCCATGCAGTTTTCTGCCAATTTGCCGTGGCTACTGTGGACTGCCGAAGACCAAGCCATTTTCGCAGGCATTATCAGCTTTTACTTCGGGCAACGGGCAATGAGTAAATTGCGGGGTGGAAAATGAGGCACATCACCCAAGATGGGCTGGACTTAATTTGCCATTTTGAAGGATTTTCGCCCATAATTTACCTCTGCCCCGCTGGTTATCCCACCATCGGCTACGGTCATCTAATCATCGAAGCCAACAAAGAACAATTCCTAGATGGCATTGACGAGTTAGAAGCCCTTGATTTACTCAAAACCGATGTGCAAAAAGCCGAGCGAGCCGTCCTCCGCCTTATCAATGTGCCACTTACTGAAGGGCAATTTGACGCTCTGGTTTCCTTCACATTCAACCTCGGTGGCGGAGCGTTGCAGCGTTCAACTTTGCGAAGAAAAGTCAACCGAGGCGAACATTCTGCCGTTCCCGCCGAATTTATGAAATGGGTTTGGGCTGGGGGACGCAAGCAAAAGGGGCTGGTTAGGAGAAGGTGGGCTGAGGGAAAAATATATAATTGTTGAATGCTATCCGAATAAAAGGAATAATATGTTCTCATTACTATCACCTCGTATAGAATACATATTGTTTGTAAATTACTAAATGGAGAAAAAATTGCCTCAGTATGATTTCAAGAGTTTATCAGCTTATGATTTTGAATTGCTCTGCCGTGATATATTGCAAGCAGAATTAAAAGTCCGCTTGGAATCATATAAGCCTGGAAAGGACGGCGGCGTTGACTTGCGTGGTTATGAAACAAATAATAAAGAACTAATTGTTCAATGCAAACATTATGCAAATTCTACTTTTAATGATCTGATTAGAAAAATAAAGTGCGAGGAAGTCGAAAAAGTAAAAAAAATAAATCCATCAACATATATTCTGATCACATCTCTTAACTTGAGCAAATCAAATAAAAATAAAATTTTTCAACTTCTTCCAGAATTTTTTAAGACTGAAGCAAATATATTTGGTCAAGAAGATATTAACAATATACTAGGAAGGCATCCGCAAATAGAAAAACAACACTTTAAGTTGTGGCTAACAAGCATAACAATTTTAGAACAGGTGTTGCACAGTGGCATAATAAATCGCTCTGGTGCTAAAATAAGGGATATTCAAGAAAAATTAAAATTATATGTCCAAAATGATAGTTATCAAAAAGCGAATGAAATTCTTGAGCAATATAAATACCTAATTATTTCTGGTATTGCTGGAATAGGAAAAACCACCCTAGCTGATATATTATCTTACAGTCATCTTGGACAAGGATACGAATTTATAGAAATAACAGAAAATATAGAAGAGGCATGGAAACTTCTAAACCCAGAAGAAAAACAGTTATTTTATTATGATGATTTTTTAGGTCAAACTAGCCTTTCAGAAAAATTGGGTAAAAATGAGGGGCAGTCTATAATTTCTTTTATAAAGGAAATTCAAAAATCAAAAAACAAGAGATTTATTTTAACAACCAGAGAATATCTACTAAAACAGGCTCAATCTGCTAATGAAAGACTAAATGACAAATCTATAGAAATTGTAAAGTGTACAGTAAGCCTTGGTGACTATAGCCATGTTATAAGAGCAAAAATTTTATATAATCACTTATATTTTTCAGATATTCCTGATTCATATAAAACAGAATTGTTGAAAGAGCGATTTTACAAAAAAATTATTGAACATAGAAATTTTAATCCTCGTATTATTGAGGCAATGGTTAATTCAATAACCATCAATAGCATTAAGCAGCATGAATATCCGAATGCTTTCTTGGATAATTTAGATAAACCAAGCAAAATTTGGGATTTTGCATTTAACAATCAAATTTCCGAGTCTTCACGACACTTGTTAAGTGTAATGCTTACACTATCATTTGGCAGCACTTTAGAGCATGCAAAAAATGTTTTTGTAAGTCGCACCAGCTATTCAGAGGCTGATTTTAGGCGTTCTATAAAGGAATTAGATGGTTGCTTTGTAAAAACACAAAAATATCATAGTTACATTGGCGGAGTCTATGTAACTGGTGAAATGACTGTTGGATTTCACAACCCCTCTATTGTGGATTATTTGCAGGATTATATTCTTGAAACTGGGGAGTTTCTAGAAAATCTTATTACTAAGTCAAATTATTTTAGTGAAATTCTTAAATTGTGGGGAGCTCCTTTTAGCAAAGAAACGCCCATAAGGCTTGCAATAATTAAAAAACCAGCAGCCCTTGTTTCTATTGTAGAAAAACTACTGTTTTATCCAATAAGAGGAGCGTCAAAAGTAATAGATACATATTATGAAGAACGCATGTTGTTACTTTTAGATGTTTATAATGAGATAAAAAGTGAGAATATAAAATCATTATTGCTTAAAATAACCAATACACTGGAATCGGATAATGTAGGAGACGGAGAAAAGTTATTGTCTTTTATAGATAAGAGCAAATGTCTGTTATGTTTTAGTGAAGAAGAATTAGAGTGTTTAATACAGCCAGCAAAAAGAGTTTTAATTGCCGAATGTATAGAACAAAAGTCAAGTATTGGTGTTTTTAAGAATCTTATTGAATTCCTAAATGAAAATTCGTCTTATGTATCAAAGGAAGAATTGCAGTTAATTGAGGATAACTTTTTTAACTACAGTGGTTATGATGATGAAATTTGTGATCTGAATAGCACAGAAGAATTAAGAGAATATTTGGAAAAAGTAACAGAAATAGCAAATTATTGGCAATATGATATTTCAGATATTGAAAATACTATTACTAATAAAATCACTGAAATAGTTAAAGATGAAGAAAGGCGTGCCGAAGAGCAATCTGAGTATTGGGCAGATAACGAAAAATCATCATCAAATAACAGAGCAGAAGCAGAGCGCGAAATAGAAAGAATGTTTTCTTCGGAAATAATATGCGATTTGAGATGATTACAAAACTAAGAAATCATTTTATTCATCTCTTTAAGCCATCCTTTAATTTCACCATTAGTATCTTGTTGATTAAGCATATCTAGTGTCATTTTCTTTAGTATTTCACCACACAGCCTTTTTTTAGCATTTTTTATTTTTTCCCTTTTTTTATCATTACTTAATGAATCCCAAGGATTTTGAGTATCGTTTGATGATGAATGAGTTTCTTTCGCCAGCATTTCTCCAACATCATCCATATCACCGTACGATAATGATATTTCTGTGACTTCTTTAATGGCCTCTGGGTGAATATAATTCTCTATTTCACGCTTTGTTGTTAATATAGCCTGCGAACCATCTTTTCTATTATTTACATTATTTGCTGCATCTTGATATTTAGGTGGATTTTCTTCGTCTCTATCATAAATGTGGAATTCAGGAATATTCAAATTTCTAAGGTAATGTTTATTAACCCAATGCTTAAGTGTTCCTCCCCCCAATGACACCATTGCAATACTTACATTATCTCTCAAACACGGTAAGGAATTGTCGTCAGAATTTAGCAGCAACGAGCTATGTTCTAAAAATTCAATATCAGATGGTCCTTCAACGCATACAATCAATTTTACGCGTTTATCAGGTAAAATACCTAACTGTTGAGCAACATTTTCTAGTAAAGCATCGCTGCTACCATTTACAATCGGATTCCCATCACTGTCTTTAGAAATATATCTAATACTATCTTCAGGGAGCAACCCAGCTACAGCTGGTACATGTGTTGTAATAATTACTTGGCAGTTATCCCTGTTACTTAATTCAATAAGTGATTTTATTAACATTTTTTGATTTGATGGATGCTGCGAATTTTCTGGTTCTTCAATAGCGTAAATTACACTAGGCGAATTCTGTTCACGCTGCCTGCGCTCAGCTTCAGCTCTAAAGAAATTCAATAGAATTAACCTTCTTACACCGCTTCCTCTTTTGTTAATTGGAATATCACTATCTCCTGTAAGTGATAGTTTGAAGCCATCATATTTTGGCTCAGCTTTGAATCTAGGATTTAGACTTGAAGCCAGTTCTGGAGACATTTCATTCAATTTTTTAAGGGTTCTTTCTGCAACATCTAGTGCAAATTTTTCTACCTTATCCTTAATTGCATCCATTTCTGATTGAACGGTTTTAAGGGCTTCCTGAACTGCAATTTTCATTGGGTCTTGAACTTCCGAATCATCATCCTGACTTTTTCTGTCAGATTGAAAAATAGCAAAAACAGGTAACTCTACTAAAAGTTTATCCCATATTTGCTTCCCATCCTCTTTGGAAAGGTCAATATCTATCAGCTGATAATTCTTTTCTTCATCTGGAATTGCATCACGAATAGCTTTGCGTAGAGCAACATTTGACCTTTCATCTACATTGCTAAGATCAGCTCCAACTTTCTCTGCTCGTTTTTTTAGGTCTGCTTTCTTTAATTGTAATAAATCTGCAAGGTCAGCTACAAAAGGATGGTATGCTTTTACAAAAATTGATTCCTTCGGCGTTTTGTTGGAGCAATTATACCTCTTTACAATTTCCAAATTATTTTCATTATTTAGCAAACATTCTTCAGATAATGTGGTCTTCGATGTACTATCAATTATAAGCTCTTGCGAATGCCTATCAAATACACAAGTGATTTCTACAGGCACACCAGAACTATGAACATTACAATCATCTTGCTCAATTTTTACAACCTTATTATTAAAAAAGATTTCAAGTGCCTCAAGCAGCGTGCTTTTACCAACATCATTTTTACCTATAATTGAAGTAATATCGCCTATATTGAGGATAGTTTCATTCTTATAGCCACGAAAATTCTTTAGTTTCATTTGTAATAAGCGCATATTTGATAAATCTTTTCTATATTGAATATTTACTGAATTATTTAACTTCTGCTTCGCCCAAAAATGCGGTTAATGGTAGTTTGGATTTTTATTGCAAAAAAACCGCATTGTAGATTGCAAAAAGGAAGAGTGGCAAAAACCACTCTTCCCAAACATACTTACTTATGTTTTGTTGGATCAACTAAGTCATACCTTTGCCCTGGTTTCTGCGTAGGAGGGAATGGTTCGCCCCTAGTTACAGTTACTTCTCGGTTAAGGTCTCCACCTCTTGGCCCAACAACAGCATATTGTCCTGACCTTGGTGCGGTTTGACCAGGTTTGAAGGTATCATCTTTTTTTGCCATGATTTTTCTCCTATGGCTTGCCAAGCAGAGAAACGCCCCCAGTTTTGCTAGGTGCTTGGCTATTGACAAAATAAGGAGAATCCATTACCATCAAAGTCCATTCTATGGGGATAATGGGTTTCTCATTCTCCTATTAAGCCGCCCCCGTGAAGGGCGGCTTAATTCTTTTAAGAGCTATAATAGTTCTCTAGCTCCTTCTTTGTACAGTAAACGCCTTTTTTACCCTTCACAGAATAAATCAGCCCAGATTGCGACATTCTATATAGTTTATTTGACAGGTATTGACGCTTTTGGATGTAATTAAATTTGCGATAAATTCCAACCATAAGTTCATCTATATTAGCCATTCCTGCATAAAACTCATTCAAAACACCAATTATTTGGTCTTCCAACTCGTCAGTTTTAACAATTTGTAGTTGAGCACGAAGCTCCTCTGGAATATCGCTTAAATCCCCAAGTCTCCGCCCCATTTTTTTGAAATCTGCTGCATCATTCATAAAACAACTCCATAAGTTGCAATCAATCTATCACAACGCTTAATTGGTGTCAATAATGCAATCTGCAATGCAGATAAATTTATTATTAAATGAATTTATCGCTCAAAATTTTTAGCAGTCTTTCGCAATACTCTCTTATTTTTTCATCTTCAATTGCATTTATATTGTAACTTAAGCACGCCTCTATATCTTTTTCAGAGAAATAATTGGAATGAATGAGTACTTCACGGATCTGGTCTTCAGTATCAATATAAATGGGTCCTATGTCGTTTATCGTGTTTGATAGAAAGCACTCTATGCACTTGTGAATTAGCGGTGTCATGCACTGCTGAATAGCATCTATTTGCGTTAAAATTTCAGATAACCTTGCATCTGCACTTGCATTGTCATTGTAATATATGTTTCCATTTGGATGAGCAATGTCGTTTCGTTGTTGAACCAGACTAGAAAATTTGCCAATTGCTTCGTTCTCACATCCAACCAGCTTAAGAAAACGAAAGATGCGTGTTTCGCTAATTACGGAGAATGCAAATGGGCTGCTTGCTTCCAATAATTTTTTCTCATCGTCTTTAGAAAAGCCTATAAGTGATTTTGCAAAATCATCTGGATTGGTATTTTTTATTTGCCAAATAGAAAAATACACGAAGCTCATGTAAAGCATGTGGCAAGCTAACAATGCGAATTGGTATTTATCACTTTGATAGTTTTGTTCAAAAGTTTCACGAAGATATGATATATATTCTCCGTCTTTCTCACTTTTATATGAGGCAGGGAGATACCGCATTAGTTCATAAAAATCTTCCATGCCTAAATCCTTTTTATTCCGCTTCGCCCCAAATGCGGTTGATGGTGGTTTGGATTTTGGCTTCAAAAATGCGGATTAGTTCTTTGTTTCCATTTACTAGCTGTTGCTCTCTCTCAATTTCGGCAACTATAGTGCGTTGAGTTTCTAAATCAGGGAATGGAATTATTCTTTCGCTGACAAAATCTCTTGGAATTCTCTGTAGTCCACCTGTTCCTGTCATTTGTGCTTTTCCGCTGGCAATGAAATCAGCAGTGATTATATTGTAATATATCCATTCTGGTAAAACTTTCTGTGTATCTGCACGAACAACATAAAACTCACTTGAGCCAAACCCAATTTTGTTTTTAAGTCCTCTAGCTATACCTGATTTCCCATTTTCAAAACATGGTGTTACCTTTGCAAATAGCACATCATCATCTTGAAAATATGTGTATTGCTTAAAAACTTCGCCCAGTGGTTTTAGCTCTTTTGGTGAAAAGAGCATTTCCCCTTGAGAAAGGTCTGACATGGGAACAAAAGAAACATCTGTATTTTCAGAAAGGCTAGAAATTTGGGACTTTTTAGGGTTGATTTCTGCGACATCAGATAATTTTGTGGCAAGCCAATCTGGATTGATTGCTATTCGTGGCTGGTAGGCATCAACAACCTGTTTCGCACCATCAATTATTCTTTGATAGCCTTCAATCTCTTCCACAATTTCTTGTTGAATCTCAATAGGTGGTAGAGGGATTTTTATTGCTTCAATATCTTTTTTATTTATAGAGGCAAATGTAGAACCAGCATTTCCGTTTATTGATTTTTCTAAACTTTTTAATATATAAAACAAATATTCTTGCGAAGCCTTAAACTCATTTTTTGTTCGTATTGCTGCAAGACCACGCCCGATACAGCAATGAATGTTGCACAAATTTACTGGCCCAACTGGAGCACGAACAGACATTAAAATATCTTTTGGAAATGCTTCTTTTGTAATTTGAGTTGTCCATTTATGAGGATGACCTAAATAAATATCAGAAAATTCTGTTTTGCCCTGAAAGAAAGGAATTCCGTCACCATTTTCATTATAATAAGAGCCTTCTGGTGATTGACCAGCTATCACATGATACTCTTCTCCAAGATTAACTATTGGAAAATAAGAAGTTTTTACAAAATCTTCCCTATACCGCTCACCGCTAAAATTATAATCCCCATTTTCTGCTATTACAGATTTTTCTACTAAGTGCATATTTGGGATTTGTTCTATGTTGAACTCTTTGCCATCACGCAGGGCTTCTGTGTAGGCTTTGATATTTCTTACTGCTGCGGGGAGGTCGTTTTTATCTATGGGGCGACGCTGTGCACCAAGACCGTAGCCATCATTTTCAATTTTTACAAATAGGATGTTATTTGTTTTTTTAGCTAGGCGTTTATCTAATAGCAAAATACTGGTTTTAACCCCGCTATATGGGTTGAACACGCCAGCAGGCAGAGCAATTACAGCTATTAGCGATTGTTTCACCAGCATTTCACGCAGCTGTTTATATGCTCCGCCTGATTGGAAGATTATGCCCTCTGGCACAACGATGGCGGAACGACCAGTTGGGGTTAGATGCTCGGCGATATAATCAACAAACAGAACCTCCGAACGGCTGGCTTGAATGCTGAATTTTTTGTGCGGGCGAATTCCGCCTTTTGGTGACATGAACGGAGGATTTGCCAAAATCACATCAGCGTATTCGCTCCAGCGTTCTTCACTGGTTAAGGTGTCATATTCTTCAATATCTGGCTCGGGGAAACCGTGCAAATACATATTCACCAATGATAAACGCACCATGTCTGGCGATATGTCGTAGCCTTTTATGTCTTTGGCGAGGCGTTTGCGTTCGTCTGGTGATAATAAGTCGCCTTTATAATGCAGGGGGCTTTCTAGCGTTAAGGCTTCAACAGGCACATTTTTTTCATCATAAGCCTCTTTGCTTTGGGTGGCTTTATGGTCTGATGAATTGTGTTTAAGTATGTGTTTATATGAGGAAATTAGAAAGCCCGCCGTGCCACAAGCAGGGTCAAGAATTACCTCGCCTTTTTGTGGGTTGGTGATTTCCACCATAAAATCAATAAGGTGGCGAGGGGTGCGGAATTGCCCAGCATCACCTTGGCTACCCAATACGGAAAGCAAATATTCAAACGCATCGCCCAAGCGTTCTGAATGGTCATATTTGAAGCTGTCTATTTCTTTTAGGAAACTGCGGAGCGTTTCAGGGTCACGATATGGCAAATAAGCATTTTTGAAAATATCACGGAATAATTCAGGAATTCCGCTATTTTCATTCATTTTGGTGATGGCTTCGCCATAAACTGCTAAAACCTCATGTCCACCCATGCCTGAACTTAAAAGTTTTGACCAGCCGTATCGTGCGAATTCACCTTTGAAAAATCTCCTCTCACCGCCGAGTTCTTCCGCTTCAGCGTCCATATCGTCCATGAATTTGTAAATCAGGGCGATGGTTATTTGCTCAACTTGCGATTTTGGGTCTGGCACTTTGCCAACCAATATATCCCTGCAACTGTCTATCCGTCGTTTGGTTTCGCTGTCGAGCATGAAATTTCCTTACATAAATTGGTTTAACGGAACATAATCTTTTACATATTCAGGTATTTTGGTGCGCCACTCATTCGGCACAGCCTTGAAATCTGTCATGTTAAAGGTTGGGTTCACATTGAGTTCGGTATATTGTTTGTTATCTATTATTTCACGCAGGCGTGGGTCGGTTGTATAGGCTTTGAAATAATACTTCATAGCGACAATTGACTCGGCATCGTGCGGGTGGAAATCCAACACAAATTTTTGAAATTCATCTTCAAGCAATTCATTTTTAGATTTGAAGCCTGCAATATGCCCAAAGGCTTTTTCTAGTATTTCACGCAAAGTAAGGCGACGATCTAAACCTGATGCTTTGCGTAATTTCTCCAAGGTAAAATAATCGTTGGGTTTATCCAAAACATGCTCTTTTAGATGCTCTATAGCTTGATCCCACAACTGGGCTTCTACCTTTTGCTTAAGCTCTTCATCAGCTTTTACCACATTCTCAAATTTTTCAAAGAACATGCGGTCAATCTTCATGCCTTGCATGCCGATTTGAGTTTCGGTGCTGCTGACTACTATGTCGGGGCGAGTGCTTATAAAATCATCGCTAACGCTGGAACTGCTAACCTGTTCGGCTTCATTACTCACCAGCTGCAAAGACTCTTTTGGTTTTGGTAGTTTGAGAATTTCATCATAATTGAATTTTTCCTCAAAATACTCACAGTTAGCAAAGAAATCAAACAGCTTGAACTGTGTTTTTGCAACGCTTGGATATTCTTCTTTCAAGGCTGGGTCAATCAGCTCCTCGGCAAAATCATGCTTGCGAGTGCCACGCCCTTTGATTTGCACAAAATCAGACGGGGAGAAAATCGGACGCATCAAACCTATATTTAACAAGTCAGGGCAATCGTAACCTGTGGTCATCATTCCAACAGTTACGCACACACGGGCTTTGCTGGTTTTATAACCTTCAAGAAAATTGGCATTGCCGAGCAAGTTATTGTTGGTAAAATTGATGGTAAATTGCTGAGCTTCTGGAATTTGCGAAGTTACCTGCACCGCAAAATCGGAGCTGTATTTATCAGGGAACATCTGGCTTGCCAGTTCATTGAGTATTTGCGTTAGTTTGGTAGCATGTGCTTGGCTTACGGCAAACACAATGGATTTGCCAATTTCTCCGCTGATTGGGTCACGCAGTGCATTTTTAAGGAAAGTTTCACAAAATATGCGATTTGTTGGCTCGGAGAAAAATGTTTTTTCAAAATGTTTCTGGCAAAAGATTTGTTCTTCATCTTCTTGGTTTTCTGTCATTTGCATAACAGAATAACCTTTATCTGAAAGCAGCTGCGTAGTTATGTCGGTTCTGGCATCAATCACTACTGGATTTATTAAAAATCCATCACGAACCCCATCAAGCAAAGAATAGCGAAATGTTGGCTCGCCAGAATCGCATCCGAAGGTTCGGTAAGTATCCAATAAAAGCCTGCGTTCTGTTTCTCGTGGGTCACGAGTTTGTTGGTTTTGCTGCATCGTGGCTTTTTTAAGTAATCTTTTGGCGTGGCTAGTAAGACCAAGTTTATAGCCAACAAAATGCTCAAAAACCGCCCGTGCATTTTCCATTGATTGAACGTATGTGCCTCATCAGAGATAACCAAGTCAAAATCAGTGGGCGAAAATAAGCGACGATATTTATCATTAAACATCAATGATTGCACAGTGGTTACCACTATGTCAGCTTTTCGCCAGTCATCGCGTTTTTCTTTGTAAATTACCGATTTATAATCATTACTAAGTAAATGACGGAATGACTTGTTTGCCTGCTCTTCTAATTCCAATCTATCCACCAAAAACAAAACCCTTTGGGCGTTTCCAGTTCGCAAAAATAGCTTAATCAATGCAGCAGATGTAAGGGTTTTTCCTGTTCCCGTCGCCATTTCAAAAAGAAACCGCGTTTTATTTTCTTTCACTGCTTGCTGAATAGAATTGACTGCCCTTTTTTGATATTCCCGCATAAATCTAAGGCGGTTTTTTTGAATAAAGCCCGCTCGCTCATTTTCATTTTTCCACCCTGCCTCGTTGGCATAATTAGGCATTTGGGTTAGAATGATATAATCATTTTCCACATTTTCCGTAATCAAACGCTGGGCATTGGGCTGGAATTTATGGTAACCTTTTATAGATTCAGGCGTTGGCAGGCTGGTGATTACTTGCGGGTTTCCCTGTTCCAAATCCCAGAAATAATGCAAATTGCCATTGGAGAGGATAATAAATCGGCAATTTTGCGAGCGAGAGTAGCTGCGTGCCTGCTCCTTGCCGATGAGTGGGTTTTTATCCTCTGACTTTGCCTCAAGCACAACGAGGGGGCGGTTATTTTCATCAAGCAGCAAAAAATCAATAAAACCATTGGATAACTGCTCAAAGTTTTCTCCCAGCTCATCAATTTGCAATTTTGTGATGGCGATATTTGGCTCAAGCACGATATTAGCTTTGCCGCTTGCATCATCAAAAAAACGCCAGCCAGCCTCTTCCAACATGCGGTTGATTTTTATTCGTGCTTTAGCTTCCTTAGCAGCCATTACTTAGTTCCTCTTTTTTCCTGTGCCTTAATCCATTTATCCAACTCACTCCGCCGAAAACGCCACGAGCCGCCAACCTTGAAGGCTGGGATGTCGCCACGGGCGACTATTGCGTAGGCGGTTTTTAATTTCAATTTTAGAAGTTTTGAGACTTCGTCAATCGTCATTATATCGTTTTCCATTGGCTCTACCCGCAAGTGTAATTTTTACTTGACTGAAAATAGCGAAATTTGGGGAATAAACAAGAAATATGTTTAATAAAATTCTATGTTTTGGTGGCAGTTAGATGGCATTTTTCCTTTCTTGCGAAAGAATTTTTTAATTATTCCATGCACAACCCTTGATGGTATGTGATTGTAACTATACTGATTTGAGGTTGTAAAACTTTCTAAATTTTCTATAAAAAGTAGTGGCATAAAATAAGGTGTAAAGGACAAAATCGCCACTAACCAACAACGGGAAAGGAAAGTATTTATGGCTATTATTGAACGGGATTATGACAGGCTGCATAATATTTGGACAAGGTGGGGAATTTCTCAGGAAGATGTTTATTATTTTGTAGAAAATGGCTTGCTTCGGGTTTGTGTTTGGTTGCCGCTTCGCTACATGGAAAGAGGGATGCTTCGGAAAAACAAATTTATTTATGAAAAGCACCATCATCAAGGTGGGTTTGTGGGGGTGCGTCCTGAGGATTTTCATAGTATTTGTAGTTCTGGTGGTGCGCAGCTGCGAATTTTTCTCTCGGTGGCTGAAGAGGGGCATATTTTGCGGATGGCTTACGAACCGCCACAACCAGATGTGATAGTGCGTATTCGTGATTTGGTTATACTCAAGGAAGACCGTCTAAAATTTGAAAAAACTCATGGTATAATCTTGAACGAAAAAGCAACTAATCATCCTGAAAAGCTAGATTTTGTGGCTTCTAATGATTATCGCCATATTGTTTTGAATGGTGAAGAACATCATTTGGGGGATGTGCAGGCGGCGATAATTCGGCAGTTGCACAATGCCTCCATTAGTCGTAATCGCTGGGTGCATGGCAAAACCTTGTTGGATGGAGCAAATTCTCGAGCAATGCGGTTGCGTGATGTGTTCAAAAGCAAGGATGAGTGGCAGAAAATTATTGTTTCAAATGGGCGTGGATATTACAGCCTAAATTTATCAGAAATATAGATTTATCCTCTAAACAAAATTTCCTCTCTAGCCGCTTTTAGCGGCTTTTTTTATGTTTAATTTCAATATGTAAAAAATCCCATCCCCACCTCATCCCCCTCTCATCCCCACCCTATGTACCACTTCATCCCCCACCAAGGTCCTTGACAGCATCATTTTGATACAATTTTGGCAAAATTTGCAATTTTCCATCCCCCTTTCATCCCCCACCAAAGTCCCCCCAAAGTCCACGCCATCCCCCCCTGTGGTGGTGCAGCTTGTCATCCGAACAGTTCGCACAAAGCAGGCTGTATTTAACCAGAAAGGGGAATTTTATGAACGACAAACCAATCTCAACTTTTGATGAAATCTGCCATTTAACCATTGAAACTATGCGTAGCATGGACATGGAAACTTTGCTGCAACTCAAAAAGCAGGCATCCGCCGAGCTAGACCGTGCCAAGCTCACCAAGGGCTGCATAGAGCTAGCACTTGCCCTCAAAAATTCCGACCGAGAAAACAACCAAAAACAAGCCGAATCAGTCCAACCCAGCTTATTGGATTAGGGGTCGTAAAGTGTCAATTGAATGGTACAGGGTTTATCACGGTATGCCAGAAGATGCAAAACTCAAGGTGATTGCCAAACGCAGCAATCAGCTTATGACGCATGTGGTCACAGTGTGGCTATGCGTCCTTGATTCAGCCTCGCGGAATAATCCGCGGGGAACGGTAAAGTTGGATTCCGAACAGATTGCGGTGGTGCAAGATATTGACCAAGCAATCGTGGAATCCATCCTTTCCGCCTTTTATGAAAAGGGGATGATTGACCAAAATCACCACCTAAGTGGCTGGGAGAAAAGGCAATATGCCACTTCCACCGAGCGTTCGCAAAAATCTCGTGCTGAGAGTAAGCAGCGTGATGCAACGCCGTGCAACACCATGCAACGGGATGAAACGAAAAGAAACGCTCCGCAGCGGAAAAACGACAAAATCGCACCAGATACAGATAACAGAATACAGATTACAGATACAGAAGCAGAATTACAGAAATCAGATAAAAAAAGCAGAGCGAGAGCAGAAAAGGGAGAGTGTGAGAGGGAAAAACGCACAAAGCAGATTTTAGACCCGCAGATTTTGCAGATGCTAGAAATCTGGAACGCAGAAGTGCAGAGCAAGCTCACGCCAGATCAGAAAGCAAAGCTCACACCGAGACGCCAAGAGCAGATGGCGAAGCGTTGGCAAGATGACTTCCAGCAAGATATGCGGGCGTGGCGGCATTATTGCGAAATTATCGGCACATCAGAATTTTGCCTCGGCAGGTTAGCAGGCAAAGGCTGGACGATTGATTTGTCGTGGGCGGTGGAATCCTCCGAGCATATTGCCAAAATTTTAGAGGGTGGGTTTTCAGGTGGTAACTATCCAACCAAACCAACGCCCTGTGCCGTTCCTGAATTGCAACCAGTTTGGGATAAAGTGCAGGAGGATTTTAGCAAGAAATACGGCAAAGCAACCTGCCGCAGCTGGCTGGCTCGGGTGAATATCACCAGAATTTTGAAATACGGCGATGGCTCAGTAGTCAGCCTGTGCTGCCCCAGCAAATTTATCAAAGATTGGCTCACCCAACACTACCTCGCCGACCTCACTTATTGGTTCGCCGAAGCCAACCCGCAAATCACTCGCATAGAACTAATCACGGAGGGCTAACCCATGGAAAATAGCACAGATAAAGCCAAAATTGCAGAAATTTCAGGGCGTTTTCAAGAAGCCGTCCGCACCTTGCGTCGCCTGCCACGGGTGACCATAAAAAGCTATTTCAACGCATGGCCGCCAATTATCCGCACACCCAATGAAATACTCGCAGGGGAAGTTCTGCCAATTCGCCTTGGCCCACCATCAGCCGAAAAAATCACCCGCATGGAAGAAACCATCCAATGGATTTTCCTGCTAGATGACGAAGACGAACGCCGCATCGTCTGGCTGCGTGCCGAAAATGTGCCATGGCGAAAAATTTGCGAACGCATCGGCTGCGGCAGAACCAAGGCTTGGCAACTCTGGCACACCGCACTTTTGAAAATAGCCACTCGCTTGGAAAATCAACGAAACACTCCACGAAATGGGGGGCGAAATGTTTATTGAAAAGATTTTTGAAAAAAACACTAAACATTGCGAACAATATCTGCTATGTAAGCACATATCATCGCGAGAGATTTGTAAAATAACTCTCTGCCGATTTCGCTTTTCCCCCAAATTTTTGTTGTATTTTTCTGGCGTGGGGGCGGTATGAAATCCTCCTTACCTCACACCAATAGCTCCAGTAATCGTCTGAACGAATTGTTTGGTCGCATTGTTCGCCACATTCAGGAAATGAATGGAAATCAGCTTTCTGAACAGGAAGCGATTGAAGCTGCCCGCAACTGGCTGGGCTTTTGCTCCAAATTACAGGAAATAGATAAAATAGAGCAAATACAGGTGCTTGAGCCTTGATTGCAAGATGCAATAGGTTATCCTAAGGCATCACCTGAAAGGAATGGAGATGGAGGCAAAAAAGGCGGTTATTTTAGCGAGGGTTTCCTCAAAAGAACAAGAAGATGGGCATTCGATAGATGCCCAAAAACACCGTTTGCATGAATATTGCCAGCGTAAGGAACTGCAAGTTTTACGGGTGTTTGAGATTGTGGAATCTTCCACCCGTGGCGACCGCAAGCATTTTATGGAAATGCTGGCATTTGCCAAACGCTATAAAGAACCAATCGCAATTATCGCTGATAAAGTTGACCGTTTGCAGCGTAGTTTTCGTGAGTTTCCGCTACTGGATGATTTAATTCAGCGAGGCTCAATAGAGCTGCATTTTTACAGCGAAAATGCTATCATTCACAAAGATTCACGCTCCAGCGACCGCACTATGTGGAGTATGCGAGTTTTGCTCGCCCAATCATACACTGATTCCATGAGCGAAAACATTCGGCGCAGCATGGAGCATAAACGCCGTATTGGGGAATGGGCTGGTTCTGCACCGATTGGCTATGTCAACGCTCGTGATGAATTTGGTAAAAGCATAATTATTGCTGATGATGTGCGTGCGCCAATTATTGTTAGGATTTTTGAAGAATACGCCACTGGTGCATATACGCTTTCAGAAATCACCAGCAAAGCTAAAGAGTGGGGATTGCGGAGCAAAAAAGGAATGTATTTGCAAAAATCTGTGATACATCGTTTAATACAGCACCAATTCTACTACGGAGAAATGAAAATCAAAGGCGAAATTTTCGTTCATCGCCATGAAACGCTGATACCGCAGTGGCTATTTCAAAAATGTCAGGAGGTTCGCTTGGGGCATCACAAAAAACCATTCAAATATGCGGAAAAAGAATATATCTTTCGCGGGCTTCTAACCTGTGCAGTCAAGGGGCGGGTGGTAACTGCTGATACAAAAATCAGAAAACATGAAAATGGCACAACCTCAGAATGGACATATTTACGCTGCTGGAAATCAGAAAACCCCGAAAAACAAATGTGGGTGCGTGAGGAAAAAATAATTGAACAAGTGGAAGATGTGCTTCGTCGCATTGGAATTCGTAACAAAGAGTTCCTAAACGATACCATCGCCTATATCAAAGAAACTAACCAACTAAAAAAAGAGCATCACAGCGTTGAGGTTGGGCAGTTAAAAAAAGAACACACCGAAATACAGGGCAAGCTAGACCGCCTGATGGATCTGCGTTTGGAAGGTGAAATAACCAAAGAAGAATTTGAAGCCAAAAAACTCCGCCTCAAAGACAGGCAGTATGAATTAAGCCAATTGGTGCTAACTTATGACAAAGCCGACGATGAATTCACTAAGCGTATGGAAATGATATTGAATTTAGCTTACGAAGCTCCAAAAATCTGGAGCAGTTCGACTATTCCGCAAAAAAGAGAGCTTCTCAATTTCCTATTTGCGAACATGCAGTTAAAGGATGGAAGCCTTTGTTATACATTAAGAAAACCATTCGACAGTTTCCTAAATAACGAGGACTGTCCCAAATGGCGGAAGCTGTGA